GTGGAAGGACTTCTTCGATGCCCTGAGATACCTCAGAATGTCGAATGCCGGGATGGGTCCTGATTACTTCGATCAATCAGATATGAGATCAACAACAAACAAAAAAGGAGGCTATTGATGCCAAAGAAAAAACTAGTAACTGTAGCTGAGGAGTTCGATGTAGAGTTCGATGAAGCTATAAAGATTGTTAAAGAAAAGATTCCTGCTGAATACGTTACGGGCAAGGGCAAGAACACTTGGATCTCGGAAGAGGCTCAGGATATACTCGACGATGGCCTGTTCATTGATGAGATTATTCCAAGGAACTACATCGGCAGGGTCCTGAACGAGTGCCCGAACCCAAGATATAACTCCGTGCATTGTCGTGAAATCGGGAAACGTGTCCCGGTAATGATCCCACGAAAACTACACGGTAAGCTTATTGGCAAGGTAATTACCTTCGAGGCAGTGGAGGATAGCAGGGGAGTCAGTTACAGATATGTTAAAAAGTGAACACAGCTATACATTAAGCAATAGCTGGTGCAGGGAGCAGTCAGATAGGCTCATGGCTTTTGAGATACTGAAGAGGTACATTCGTCACGAGACGCAGATACCTATCTCAACCGAAGACCTATATGATAAGATAGGCGTATCCAAGACCTACATCAGGAGGTTACTTAAATCCATCCCAGAAAAATTAAATGAACGGTAATTCTGTTTCAGAGGCTTTGACTTATTTGTCGGACGAACCCGACATCCGGACCCTTAACTACGCATACGATCAGACCGTAACGGAACTCGAGGCTTACTTCGACCTATGCCGTACATCTTACGATGACAGACGGAACTTCTGGCCCGGCAAAAGCCGGGACCACCGGAAGCACGGTGCGGACGCTTTCCCTTGGGAGGGCGCAAGCGACATCGAATGCCATGTCATTGATGAGCGTATAACGAGACTTGTCTCCCTCTTTATGTCAGCCCTCAAGAGGGCCAATATCCGTGCATTCCCGGTCGAAAGCTCCGATATAGCACGATCAAAGCTAGTATCCGGATTCCTGAAGTGGATGGTATCCAGTGGATATATACCACGTTTCTTCCGAGAAATGGAACTCGGTGCGAACTACCTGCTCGAAAGAGGTATCCTGATCTCCTATGTTGGCTGGCATCGAGAGGATCGGAGTTTTAAACAGAACATTAATCTAGCACAGGTCGGTGAAATAAGTCCGGACGTTTACCGAGCCATTGAATCCGGGAATCAGGACGAGGAACTAATTATTTTATTGCAAAATACTTTTGGCGGTCTATCGGAAAAAAGAGCCAAGAAGGCTCTTAAAGAATTACGCAAGGGCGGAGAGACAGAACTTCCTATTGTTCGTCGTCAGGTAAACGCACCCGAAGTAAAGACACTCGCCCCGGACGGAGACTTCTTCTTTCCTCCCTACGTAACTGATCCGCAGCGTGCGCCGTATTGTTTCTGGAGAACTTACTATACACCGCAGGAACTACAGAACAAGGTAACTACTGACGGCTGGGATGAGGACTTCGTGGAGTACGTCATAGACAAGTACCGTGGTGTAAACATTGACAGCATCGAGCGAGAGCAGGAGGGCCGTAGATCAATCAGCCTCACGGACAATGCCTACGAGGCCGAGGAGCTAATCGAGATCGTTTACGGATACCAGAGACTCATTGACGAAGAGGATGGCTCAGAGGGTATATACTGCACAGTATTTCACAAGGAGTTCACCGGGAATGAGACTACCCCGGGATACGCTAAGTTCGAGTTACTGAACGGTTACGAGGACTACCCGGTTGTCGTTACCCGTTTATCCGAGGACGGCAAACGCCTTTACGATGCACAGACCATGCCAAGCCTCCTGCGGGGTATCCAGAATCAGGTAAAAGTTGAGCGGGATTCAAGGATTGACAGAAACAGCCTAGCCACACTACCTCCGATTCTGCACCCCGTGGGACAAGCACCGAACGATTGGGGACCCGGTCGGATGATTCCGTATCGACGGAAGGGGGATCTTGACTTCGCCCCGACCCCAACCTACAACCAAGGGTCCCTCGAGATGGAAAAGACTCTTACCGAGCTAGCCGATAGGCTAGTAGGCTTGGACGAGGGATCTCAAATGAGCCAGATCCGTCAGCAGTTCTTGGTTGATAAGTTCTTGAGCCACACCGCAGAGGTACTGCGTATGGCATTCAAGTGCTTCCAAAGATTCGGGGCTGATGAAATATTCTTTCGAGTAACAGGAACACCTGATCCACAAATATTCACCAAGGGGGACCCCGATGAAAACTTTGATATACTTATTAACTTCGATGTTCAGAACACTGATCCAGAAACTGTTAAGAATAAACTGGCGCAGTTCGTTCAACTCAATCAGCTCAATGCTAATAACCGCCTTAACGTGGACAGCCTCTTGGATATTGCGGCTGTTGAAATTGACCCAGTCATGGCTGATGCGGTGCTTCAACCAGTGGAGACAGCCCAGCAAGAAATGGTTAAGAATGTTACTGACGACCTCGCTAAGATATACGCAGGGATTGAGATGCCTGCTCGCCCGGCTGGTGCGCAGATTGCAATCCAAGTGATCCAACAGTATTCACAGCAGCCCGATGTTACTCAACGCTTGCAGACCGATCAGTCCTTTGCTGCTCGTATGCAGAAGTACGCAGGGCAGTACACCTTCCAGATCCAGCAGGCACAGAATGCACAGATCGGTCGAGTCGGTACAGCACCAGCGCAGATGGGTGACGTTAGTACGCAGAATCTATGAACATTCAGGAAGACATAAAGAAACTACAGGAATACGAAGCGTTCGCTCGCTTTGTTAAAATGATCCACGATCTCCGGGAGGAGACCATTGAGGAGATGCACGAGGCCCCAACGGATCGCCTACAGCAACTGTCCGGTAGAATTATTTCGTACGATCAAATTATACAGATGTCGGACCTCCAGTTACTGAGGAATCGTTTCAGTGATTTCATGTGACCCCCTGTGTTATAATCCGCTCATCGCTATCTCTCGGCGTAAATGAGTGGAAATTATGACAGAGCAAAGTACGACTGCTAACGCTGGGGCAGACGAAAGTCCAGTGGTTAATACAAATATGTCCGTAACGGATTTTGCTGCGAGGCGAATCGGTGAGATGACTCAAAAGGCTCCGGAACAAACAGAGCCAGAGGAACAACCCACCGAAGAAACCGAGGAGCCAGTTACCGAAGAAGTTACTGAGGAGACCGAAGAGGTTACCGAGGAAACCGAAGAGGTTGCTGAGAACGAAGAAGACGTTCTTTCACAGATTGACTTGGACACCATGTCCGAGGATGAGTTAAGGGAGCTTTCTGAAAAGCTAGGCAGCAAAGCAGTTGCACGATTCGGTGCATTGACTGCGAAGCGAAAAGCGGCAGAAGAGCGACTTGCGGAATTGGAAGCAAAACTAAGCCAACAGAACCCACTTGATACCCCCAAAAAAGTAGATAACAACCCATTCAGTAATCTTAATTCAGTTGAAGAACTGCAAGCTAAGTCCACTGAGGTTGAAAGTATAATCGAATGGGCCGAGGAACTGTTGTTCGAGAGTGATGCTTATGCACCGGATGATGTCGTCACAGAAGTTGAGGGCAAGGAGCTAACCAAATCAGATGTTCGTAAGCACTTATTACAGGCAAGAAAATCGCAGAAGACGTTTCTCCCGGATCAACTTCAAAAAATCCAAGCCCAGCAAAAAGGCGAGGAGCTAGAGGTTGCATTCAAGAAACGAGCAGAGGACGAATTATCTTGGTTAAAAGGTGAAGACAACGACACACGCAAGCAATACGAATCAATTATAAATGATAAGCGGTTTCAACAACTTAAGAAAACCTTAAAGCGTGAATCGCCCGATCTATCCGGACAACTGGATTACTTCTTCGCTCACGCAGCGAACAGTATCTACGGTCGGAAAACCATTGATTCAAAACAATCCCCCCCTACCCTCAATCCTCCACGAACCGGGCCAACTGGTTCAGCTAGATCGGACAAGGGACCAACGAAAACTGCGAAAGCGCTGAAGGATCTTCAGACTAGATTCCGTACATCGGGCAACGCTCGTGACTTTGCTGAAATGCGAAAACTACAAATGGCTAATCGCCGATAACTAATTCTTAATACTTATTTACAATGTCCTTTTCAAATACATTCGACACAACCAATACAGGTTCCGGTGTATCCAACCGGGAAGACTTGACAGATGTTCTGACAATTCTTGCCCCCGAGGAAACTCCGATCCTTTCTTCTGCTAACAAAGAACGTGCTTCCGCTACTAACGTAGAGTGGACCGTTGATTCATTGTCCGCCCCTGTTACTACTGGTATCTCTGAAGGTGCTGATGTTACAGCATTCGACGACAAGTTCAAGGGTCGTGCCCGCCTTGGCAACCGCATCCAAAAGTTCCGCCGTGACTATATGGTTTCCGATCTACAGGAAGCTGTTGACTCCGTTGGTCCTGCTAAGATTGCTCAAGCTGAAGCTAAAGCAATCCGTGAACTCAAGCGTGACATCGAAGCTACACTGTCTGGTACTCAAGATCAAGCTACTGAAAATGGTGCTGGCCAAGCCAACCGTCTTCGTGGTCTTGGTGACTGGCTTGACGGTGCTGCTGGCAATGTTCCTAGTGCATTCCAGACTCCTGATGATAGCATTTACACAACGGCCGAAGCAAATGCTAACCCATTTAGCGAAGCAGCACTTAATGGAATTATCAGTTCTATCTTCCGTGTAACTGGTTCTGCTAACAACCTTATGCTTGTTGCTGATACTGGACTACGCCAAGTTATTGCTGACTTTGCTCGTGTTTCTGGTGGTGTAACTGAATCCATTCGTTCAGTAAACTATGACGGCAACAGCGGTTCAATTAAGCTTAGTGTTGACCTCTATGAGTCCGATCACGGTGTTGTTTCCATTGTGAACCAAAATCCTGATTGCGCTCCTAACTTCGGTGGTAACACGACTACTGGTTCTGGTTTTGTCGTAAACCCAGAGTACTACGGTGTTCACGAGCTAATCCCTATGGGTTCTACACGCCTTCCAAATCTTGGTGGTGGTGAACGTGGTTTTGTTGACTGTGCATTGACCCTCGGTGTTTACCACCCCGGCGCACACGGTCTTATTCAAGACGTAACCTAATTCTGAACCAAGGAGATATAATACTATGTCACGTTTAACTGTAAATGAAGCCGGAACATCCGGTTATACCGACGAAATCATCCTTACACCGGGTGACTTCACGACTGCTGCTGGGAATACTACAACTGTAGTTAACTTCCCCGTAAAAGCTGGTGATCTTATCGATGCCGTTGCTTTACAAGTAACAGAAGCATTTAGTGTAAGTTCAAACATCACTATTGGTCCTG